ATTCGCGATGTTGCTGTCGATCTTGGCCATTGTTCTAGTCCCTTGCATGCGGAGCGGTATTCGCGTCCGCTGTTAGGTGCGATGGTGCACCTAAGTACATTATCTCATATTAACTCCCAACGTTCAAGCGTTGTAGCTACATACATATACACAACACTTACTAATCTAATCGTTCGTGTACGTACAATAACTATGCACAACAATCACTCATACATACATTGACAACACAACAATACTGTGAATGCCAAACACGCTAATCGTTCGTGTACGTACAATTGCAGTACCGTGTCCGCTGGACGTTGCCGCACCAACACCACACGCAGCACCAACCCCCGTACTCCCCCGCCCAAAACCAAAGTGGGGTGGGATTGTGATGGGGAAGTGTAGAGAGCATGTCAGTCGCGTGCACACAATAGCCAGTGGGTGTGTCTATGTAGTTCACGTGTATGACATTACGCAATCACAGTAGTATGCAGACGTGAAGACGTGCAAGTGCAGCCCGCCGTGCTTCGCCCGTCGGGAGAGAGTCGCTATTGTGAGATTGTGTTGTGGTGCGTGATGCTATTATGTAATAGCGTGGCGGACACAGTGCTATATATCACCGCCATCCCCACCAACCCACCCAGTATACAGCAAAGAGAACACGCTGTCAAATGTAATATAATAACAAAATGACGCTGTTCCCTGTGCAGCTATGAGCTTATTATATCATGAGAATCCATAACTTGTCAAGTCATTTCGAGCTTTTCGATTGACTTGTCTCTCACTCTCTATATAGTACAATCTCAGGTGTGGTGACTGACAATGTGCAGACTCAACACACATGATGAAATCACAGGAGACATCACATGTCACTCACTACACCTACAGTTACAGGATGGAGCGGTTTCTGGAATACAGAAGCTGATCGTGCTCCGTATTCTATGATGTCCGGACAGGCACGTGCGAACGCTGCGAACTATCTAGCGAAGTTCATGAAGCGCGGTAGTACACGTGCAGAGCGTGCTGCGTTTGCTGCGTTGATTGGTGCTGCGTCTGGTGACACTGCTACTGCCACTCACAAAATCGTATCGTCTCCTGCTGCTACAAGTGGCACAGTTCCACAGGCTACAGGTATCGGTGATCTTGGTGGTGTGCGCACTGTGAATACGTTCACTGATATCAATCGCGCCACAACTGCTGCGGACATCACTGAACTCAAGAAGTGGGTATCGAATGATGCACTACTTGAAGCTGGTATTACGTATCCCACAGTGACAGGTCCGAACATCGCTGGCGGTATGCAGATCAACGGCGTGAATCGCTTCTAACATGGCGATCTTGCGTGTGTCCGCTGCACACATTAATAAAGAGCGCGCTGAGAGGAACAAACTTCCTCTCAGCGATGAGTTCGTACTCGATGAATTCGAGAAGTATGCATACACAGCAACTGATCCGAGCATCGACACATTCAATGCACGCATGATTCACGAGTTGGAGTAAGAGCATGGATGAACCAACACTTGCTCGCTTGATGGGTACATACGGTGCACCTGTCAACGCACGTAATGCTAACATGGCACGTGAATTCTTTGCAGCTAATCCTGATGTTGCAGAACGTCGTGCAATGGGCATGCGTGGTAGCGGTAACGAGGATAACAGCGATGTACTTGGTGCAATGCTTGACAAGTTCGTGCAGGATACAGGACCTGCTGCACCACAGATTCAGCAAGAACAGCTTCCGCCACTAGAGACTGTGCAGAACAGTACAGCACCGACACGTAAGAGTGCGACTGCTGCTCCACGTCAAGCATCAATGCAGCCTGCACATCTTGAGCCGGGATTCCAAGAAGCGAATGCTGCACCTCAAGGTGGTGGATCAGGTAGCAGCGGTTGGATGAATGACTTGCTATTGACGATTCTTGGTGCATCGAGCGTTGCAGGTCGTACAATGATGGGCGGTGGTAATGCACCACAGACAGGAAACGCACCACAGAAAGCACTTCCTCGCGCTATTGGTAATGATGGAGCACTACTTGAGAATCCCTATCCAGACGGACAGAAGCGTCTCACATACACACCAAAGCTCGAAGACAATGTTAGCGATTTGTCGCGAGTCCCTACGAACGAACCGCCTGTGGCAAAGGTTGAAGGCGACAAGGGCCTCACAGAAGAAGCACGCAAGAAACAGTTGCAAGCAGAAGTAGACGCAGAGAATCAATCCGCTGCATCTGTGCGTGATGAGATGGAAAAGCGTGCACGCGACAAAGCCAACACACGGAAACTGAGCGATGCAGCCAAACGTGCCGTCGGACGAAAGTAGCAAGTCACAATGGCTTGATACGCAGGAAGAAGTAAAGCTGCATCTTCCTGACGGCAGCGTTGTGCTTAGTGACGGAAGAGTGATGAAGCCTGTCACGAAAGTACAGCCTGCTGCAGAGGCATCACGTGAGATTGTCTCTGGTCGTGCTGCTAAGGTACTCGTAGAGAAGATGTCACGCAAGCTAACTGACTTGCCTGATACACCTGAGAAGATGAATGCATTCGGCGCGCTCATCGTGTACCAGATGCTCGGTGTGAGTGACGAAGAAGCCGCACTTGCTCTCGGTACTACAGTAGAAAAGATCAAAGCTGTCAAAGAACTAGATGCATTTCATCAACTCAGTGCAATGCTCGATAGCACGATCATCGATGATGGCAAGCGTGCTGCGAATCTCATGCTATCGAAAGCAGCGACACGAGCAACTGAGCGCATGATCGAGGGAATCGAGAGCACACGTGAAGACATTGCAATCGTAGCAGCACGTGATGTGATGAAGTCTGCAGGCGTTGGGCAGCAAGAAGAAGCATCGAAACGACTTGGCGGCTTGAACATCGTGATCAAGCGCAAGGGTGAGACAGACGAAGAGATTAGAGTGGAGATGACATCATGAGCTTTCAATCGCGTGACATTTCAGTCAACACACAGGGACTCGTTACTCGTGTTCGTGGTTTGATTGATCGAGTAATCACATCACTTACAGGATCGTCGCAGCAAGTCGTAGGTGCGACGATTCTACGTAAGCGCCTCATCTTCAAGAACGGCGCAAATCCTGTTGCCATCAACCTACTCGGTGGTACTGCAGCGATTGGTGGTGCTGGCTGCATTACAATGACAGCATACGAAGGACTTGCACTGATCGGTGATGATTGTCCTGATGGAGTAGTGACAGTAATCGGCACAGCAGCGAACTACTTCTCTTGTCTTGAAGGACGCTAGCCATGACACGCAAGCGTAATGGCATCTTCTTCTTCGGTCCATCCGGAGGTACAGGTGGTCGAGCGTTCGATGCAGATACACTTGCGTGGGAAGCAGCAGTCATTAGTAATGGTGGCAGTGTATCACTTGCTCGACGTATCATCGTAGATCAATTCATCTACGATGAGAAAGCGAGTGGTACATGGCCGCTCACCGACGACTATTGGGGCTTCTGGGCGGAGAACGCGATCCAGGCGCTTACGAGCCTGAAGCAGCGCCGCCTTGCGACGGCGGTCAACTCGCCAACCTTTACCGCAGACCGTGACTACACGACCGATGGCACAGCCGGTTATATCAACCTGAACTTCGTGCCATTGACCGATGCGGTGGCGATGACGACAAACTCTGTCCATGCAGAGGTCTACGAGCGGACCAACGTGAGCGGGGTTGCGGTCGCCTTCGGGGGCACTTCCGGATCAAGTCGCTCGATTGCCGTGCAAACCCGCGACGGCGGCAACGTCTTGGCGGACGGCAATAGCTCTGTCGGCACCTACACGCTGCCGGCCGCCGACAGCCGGGGGCTGACGCAGTTTGGGCGAAGTGGGACCCTGACGACGGATGCGTATGGCGCCAAGAATGGTGTTGATATGACGCGGACCGTGACCCCCAGCGGAGTGGGCGCCTCGTTGCCGGACAACGGTCCGTTCGTGGGCGCGTTCAATAACATCGGCTCGCCTGCTGTCTTTAAAGCCAGCTCGTATGGATATGCGTCTGTTGGCGCGGCGCTTTCTGGCGCGCAACGCCTCGCGCGCTACACCAATGTTCAAGCGTGGGCCACCTCCGTGGGAGCGAATGTCTAATGTCTACGAAGGAGGAAGATGAAATGGCAATGTTTATTATTCTAACAAGCGGCGAAGCTGATATCGTGCGAGAGAGTATCTACAGTGTGATTCCTCGTTATCAACCGATTCGACGCGCTGATGATAAGTACATTCTTCCAGTAAGTATTCTCTCCGCATCTGCACATGAACAGTGGTGGGAATTTCTCGGCGAACTACCGCAGCTTGATCACAATGATCCTGCATTTCCCGGTCCGTACGAACCGCTGGAAGAGTGAGCGTGTCTGAAAGTAAGACATTCGTATTCGACGAAGAGAAGAATCCGTGGCAACTCGGATTCTTTCTCGACCGCACAACTGTGACTGGATACACAGGTGGATTCGGTAATGGCAAGACTGCAGCACTCGGAGTCATCGCTGTTACACTTGCACGCAACTATCAGAACGCACGCATACTTGTAGGTCGGGCAACTCGTCCAAAGCTGGAAGACAGTACGAAGCCTGAGCTATTGAAGTGGTTCCCTCCTGCATGGGTAGCTCGCTATCCTACAGATCGCCACAACAATCTCATCATGAAAGAGACAAACAGCACAATCGAGTTTCGACACATTCGACAAGAAGGCAAAGGCAAAGGTGAGCAGCAATCGAATCTTCTCTCTGCGACATACGATGCTATCATTGTTGATCAGCTTGACGATCCTGAGTTTGGCTACAAAGACTTTGAAGATTTGATTGGTCGTCTGCGTGGTACTGCGAAGTTTGTAGGTGACAGAAGCGATCCTGTGCTTGCAAACATGCCTGAGTTTGGTCCGCAGTGGTTTCGCTTCGGTGCTAATCCTACACGTAACTGGCTGTATCGTGAACTCGTAGCACCATACTTCACGTATCAAGATGCAAAGATTAAATCATCGAAGCTGTTGATTGATCATGAGACTGGTGAATTGCTTATCAAGATATTCAATGCTCCGTCCTCAGCAAACCAGCACAACACTGGTGCAGCATACGTCAATCGCATGCGTTCAGTATTCCGCGGAGCTAATGCAAAGCGATTCGTTGATGCAAGCTGGGGTGCATACGAAGGACTAATCTTTCCTGAATTTGATGAGACTGTGCACATCATTCATGAAGATGAGATGCAGAAGTACATCACTGAGCAACTCGCTGATGACATGCTCGGTGTGATTGAAGGATATGACTACGGTCAAGCGAGTGCATCGTGCTATCTGCTAATGTTCCACAACTCTGCTGGCGACATCTTTCTTGCTGATGGCTACTATGAGCCGATGTTGAAGATCAAGTCACAAGTCAAGCAAGTGAAAGATATCCGCAAAGAATGGAACATCATTCCAACAGAGCGTCCGTTTGCAGACCCACAGATATTCAAGAAGACAAATGCAGCAGCAGACAAAGTAGCAGAGCCAATCGCAACGCTGTTCTCGCAGCAAGGGCTAGAGTTTCAGCGAGGTGCCAACGACATCGCTTCCGGATTGCAGAAGTGTGCGAGCTATCTAACAGTAGACAAGCTGCACAAGCATCCAATCACAGGCAACTACGGTGCACCTCGATTCTTCGTGTCAAGCAAATGCGAATTCTTTACGAATGAGATCGTTGACTATTACTGGAACAAGAACGTACTTGGTAACAATGTAGACAAGCCACAAGATCGCAACGACCACGCAATGAATGCATGGAAGTATGGACTCACACGTAGACCGAATGTAGTTGGTGCTGTTGTTCGTAGATCACGACTCATCAATCCTATCGCATTTCAGTGGCACGAAGCACAAGACGACGCACGCGGTAAAACTCTCCCTAGACACACGTGAGCATCATGGCAATTGAACCGACAAACATCGACCCGAACATTCAGCGCTCCATTGAAGAACTCGATGATGGCATGCGTGTTGAAGCACCACCTCCTGTGCGTGAGGAAGTGTATCGACTCATGCCGGAGACGAAAGTTCCGGTGTCGAAGTTTGAAGGTCCGGTGTGGCAAGGGCGCAAGAAAGCTGCACAGAAGCAACTCGAATCGCTGATCAGTGCGTGGGATGAAGCTGAGTATTACTACGACAATACACAGGATTCGCATCGCAAAGAGACACAGGGCACACAGCAGGGCAATCGTAACTACGGCAAGGATCGACGTGACTCGTTCTCGATGACAGAGAACGTCGTGTACGCCACTGTGAATGCAGTAGTACCAAACACGTATGCTAAGAATCCGAATGTCGAAGTGACAATGAATGATCCGCAGTTGGAGAAGTTCGGTGTCATGCTTGAGACGCTACTCAACAAGATCGCATCCACACACTACGCACCGGGCATCCATCTCAAGCCGAAAGTGAAGAAGTCAATCGTTCGCTGTGAGATCATGAATGAAGCATGGATCATGGTGGGATGGACAAAGAAGGAAGATAGCGCAGAGGGTGCGCGTGAAGACATCGCACGCATTGGCAAAGAGATGGTCGATGCGAAGGATGAAGCTACGCTGACACGTCTCGAAGGTGAACTCATGGCGCTAGAGGAGAGCATTGACTTGCTTGATCCTGCAGGGCCATGGATCAAGACATTGCAAGCAAAGCAAGTGCTCGTCGATACTGCTGCAGTTGAAGATGACTACAGCGATGCGAATTGGATGATGGTGGAGGTACTACTTCCTACCAACTATCTCAACGCACGCTTTCGTATCAAGCAGAA